CCGTGCACACTGCGGTGCCGCAAGCGTTCAAGATTCAGCAGGTCAATTTCTTGCTCAGGCACATGCAGTGCTGACAACAGTTTTCTAGCTCGATGGCCTAGACCTCGACCCAGAACAAAACTAGCAGTGGTGGAACAGTTAAAACAATGGTAGCTCCAGCCAGTGTCACTGGGTTTAAGGCCACCTCGTGTGCGTCGATCGTCACAAACCGGGCAATTAAAACTGATCCAGCCTGACGGAGTCTGTTTGCGTCGGGCTGGCAGATACGTCAGGATGTCAAGCATCTAGCTATTATACAATATCGTCCACAGCAGATCAACGATATTGGAGGTTGGTGATTGTACCTGTGGTTATCAAAACAGTGGCTTGTTGTGTGCCTTGATATTGAATTGGCAAATAGCCTGATCCGCCATTGGTCAATGTAATGGTTGACACACTGCCATCAGCACCAATAGTGGCCACAGCTTCGGCACCACTACCATTGCCCAGGATTTGAACTTTGGGTGCGGCCACATACCCCTGCCCAGAATTGGTAATTGAAATACCAGTGACCACACCGTCTTCGCTGACTTGAGCTGTGGCCTGTGCACCGAACCCTTGACTGTTGTTGAAAGCTGCTCTAATTAGAGGATGAAAACCTTCTATGTTGAAGTACTGTGAGCTGGTTTCATCAAGAAAATCATAGCTGGGTGTGACGTTGTACCATACAGATTCATAGTCTTGTGCTGCTTGAAATTTAACAGTGCCGGTGAAATGGTCTAGGTCCATTTTGACTGTGGTAAGACTCTGTTGTGAAGTATCAATAAAACTGCTGTAAAATTCAGTCAACTGTGTGGTGTTCACAGGTTGAGGATACAATGCCCAATCAGGCCAATTGGTGGGCCCAGGCACAATCTGCTGTGCTTTACCGTAGATGGTAGGAATGGTCAAGGCTTTGCTGGGTATAAACTGTGGCAAAACACTGTCCACCACATTGGCGTCAGCTCGAGCCTGACTGTTGGCATCCACGTACACAGCCTGAACATAGTCTCCAGATGTTCGCTGAATAGAATAGCTGGCTGGTTGTGCTACCAAATTAATGGTGTCATTGGTATCCAACACTACTTTTACTCTGCCCAATGCATTGCTTAGACTGGTCATGGGTTTTTCCAACAACAGTTTATCACCAGTTTGATTCATCAGTCTAAACACAAAAGTGGATCCAGTGATGTTCACTGGCTTTTGTTCTTGATTTATAAATTCAAACAACAGTACGTTGTCTACACCTTTGTTGATGGTTAGAGATTTTGCATACACTGGATCATACCTCGCTTGAAAATACCCACCGCTGGTGTCAACTAACAAAACTTTGGTTATCTGTTGGTATAAGTAAACGGTAGTTGAGTACATAGGATTCTCGAATAACAATATTTATGGGCAATACAATCTTTGATAAACTGGCTGAAAAATATCCCTTTATTACATTGTGCAGCTATGCCAACGCTGAATATGTAGGGGTGATCCAAAACAAAGATGACACTGTGACCACAATCTATGATTTTGGTTCTGTGATAGACCAACAAGAAAAAGTATTGTTTTTAGAACTGGCCAGTCAATGGTGGTGGGAAAGCAACAGATCTATACCCATCAACATTTTTTTGCGCAGCGATTGGGATAGATTTAGATTTACCCTGCGAACGTTCAGCAACAAAGATTTGGAAATTTTGCACGGCCCAGTGTGCAGCCTGCAGGACATTGCCAAGAAAAAAAGCAAAAGAAAATCAATTACCTTGGTCAGGCGCATGGATTAAGTTCATGTGCAGCGCTACCAGAGCAGCATAGCTCACAGCATGTGACTTTTTGAACGTGTAACCTCTAGTGTCATTGCCATCCCACACTGATGCAAAAACTTCGGCCCAGGGTTTGCGTTGTAAATGTGCCTTGCCTGGGCGAATAATAGATATAAAAGCAGCCATTCTGGGAATTGAATCTGGCTTCATTATGGCCAACAAATCAGTATAGTTTCCAACGTGCACCAGCTGCCGGGCCCACTCAGGATCCAGCCACAGTCTTGACCAAACAGGCTCCTGTGCCAGCAGTTGATCATAGTGCGCAGGATCACGTATCAACTGATACACAGTCATATTCAGCAAGTCAATCTTGAAGTAGCCCCTGGCTTCAGCTGCTTCATGATCTATGGCTGCACAGCCATTCACAATGTCTCTGGGAATTTCAGTGACATACACGCCAGAATTGTGCCTGCGTCCGTTGCCAAGACGTGCTGGCACATGCTGTATGAGTTGTAAAACAGCATCTCTGTTGGGTACATCAATGTCAATGTCAGCGCTCATTGGTCTCACACAGTATGGTTGCTATTTGTAATTGTTCTTGTGCTTTCTTTACTGCATCAAGAGCATCGGCCACTGTGGGATGCTTGGCAGCCAAGGCCACAATGCGTGATTCTTCATCTCGCTTGATGCGAGCCCAGTCCAACAGCGACTCAGCAGCGCCGTTGAGACCCACTGACACAGAACCAGTGCTACACGTGATCCATTGGTTACCATCATAGACTTCGACGTTTTGAGTTTGAGTGTTGAATCGCATATTGCCTGTGCCCAGACTGTTGCCGTTATTGCTGATGTAAGGATAGGTACCGTTGCCAGTCACTGTGAGATACCTTCCTGATTGCAAAATAGATTTGATCATAGCACAATTATAGCAACGATGCCCACGTAAGTCAAATGGTGTGCCATCTGGTCCAATCCAAGATGAGCCCAGAAACTGGGGTGGCGGGTATCACGCTGTCCCCAGTTCATTTTGGCCCAGTCAATGTGATAGTGAATCACACTTTCAAACATGCCCAACATCACACTGACCAACCACATGTCTGGGCCCAAGGTCAGAGCCACAGCTACTGCTGTGCCAATACCATGTTTGACACTGTGTCGGATGCCCAACCAATGTCCATACTGGCCTTTGTGAGCAATCTCTTGCGGATCTTGATCTACAAAATCCACATACCAATGCTTAATGTTCAAAAACACCAGCGTCAACAGTGCAATGGTCATCATGTTACCAACCTGCCTTGGTCAAAATTTCCTGTGCGTAGGCCTGATCTGCAGGATAGTCTGCAAACTTCTTTTGCCACACATCACTGTCTATGTAAGACCAAATCATTGCAACTTGGTCAGATGTCAATGAGTTTAAAAATTGCTGTCCCGATTCACAGTTATAAATGATCCAGGGCGAGATGCGGCCTGCTGTGATAGCATAGCACAGTGCAGGAACACTACCATATCTCAAACAATGATGTGATTGAGCACTGTGTTTTTCCGCCCAGTCCATGCTGAATTCTACGCCACGTGCCAAGGCGTCAGCTACATTTTCCAATGGCAAGTAGGTCAGCAGATATTCAGTGTAGATTTGATCTGACGCCCAATGATCAATTTTTTTGTTGTGTTTCAACAACCATTCAAGAAACTGTTGTGGATTGATCACCCTGGTATCCACACAGTATCTTCCAAATTTCACAAATGCACGATAGTATGCAGAGTCAGCAAAGTCGTCAAATGTTTTGAGTCGAGCCGACCCTTGAGTAATCTCATAGAATCTAATGTAAGCCCTAAATCCCAGTTCTACACCGCGTTCACTGCGCTCTTGCCGTCGACGTTTGGGCTCGCACATGTGAACTGCAATTGACGTTTCTTTGACGAATGTTTTTTTGCAGTACTGACACTGATGGTTCATTTGACATCTTCGCCAAGATTTTTTCTATACTCATTGATTTCTTTTTGAGTCACAATGTTCATCATGACTTCAATTTCATCATCTTTGTAATGAGGGAACAGTTGTTGCAGTGCTTTGCGTTTTTCACCTGATGCATTTTCTTTTTTCTTTGTGGCGATCCAAGTATGGCGGTGAGTGCCCATATCCGGACTCACAGTGGTTGCCAGCAACCACTGTAGTTTTTTGTGTCGAGCAGTGTTGATATCAAAGAAGTGTTTGTTCAATAGCTGGTTGGTGGCAATCACATAAAACTCTTGCAAGTCCCTACTGCCTTCCACCGACGAACCCCACCTTATCATGAGATAGGGGCTGAATTTTTTGCGTTCTTCTTCGGTAAGATCGTCGTAGAATGTTCTGACCTTGCGATCAAACATACGCATTTCGTTCCCAATGTTCAGTTGATCACTCATGAGTTTTCTTTAGATTATACAGCACAAACAGTTGTTCCAGCAACTCGCGCATGGCCGGATCTGATTCGCACATCAACAGCACATGGTTGATATGGTTCATGTAGTATCTGCGCTCTCTGGTCTCTTGCACTTGACTGTCATAACCCACAATTTGTCTCTGGGTGGATCCAAACTCTCTGGCATAGATACGACCATTGGCACGTTCGTAAATGTATGTGGCACCTGGTTTAAGACTGCCCATAGCTATATCCATACTGACTGTGGGCCCAACGCAAAAATCTTTCTAGTCCATCCTGATCAT